TAGACGTTTTTATTTTCGTCTACATCCTTAGCAACCTTGATTTTCTGAGTAGGTGATACTTTTCTTGTAGGATCATACTGAATACCATTGATCTCAAAAGAGATTCTAGGCAGAGTAATCTGCACTCTTTTGTTTGTGGGATCTGGATTTTGATCCAAACGTGCTAGGAATTTTTGCTTTGGACCATACGCCAAAGGCACTTTCATCACCTGATCGTCCTTATGGATCTCAATGTTATTAAACAGAGTACCAAAAGCGACAACGGTCTTCCTAAAAATTGAATGATATGAATACGTACCTAACATCAGATTGTAGTATCAGTAGTGGACCCAACACTGCCGAATGGATTAACTTCGGTGAAGTCTAGGATGTCATCATCCTGTGTTTCAAACGAATAGTTTTGATCAATGGTATCAGCGGTATTGGTATTATTTAGTGTGTTGTATGACTCAGGACTCCAGAGAGCACCTGAGGTTAGACCCTTCACTGTTTCAGCAGTATTGAAAGTTCCTGTACGGTTGATAACTTGGAGCTCTCTTGTGCTGGAATTCCAAGACTTGACTTCTGCTCTGGAATCTTTGGGGGAGTAGTCAATCGCGACAGTTGGTGCAGAAGTGTAACCACTGCCCCCAGATGTAATAGATATGCCAGTAACAATCCCAGCAGCAGAAACTGTAGCAGTCGCTGTAGCACCACTTCCACCACCTCCTGTGATTGTAACTGTAGGTGGCAGAGCAGACTTGTAATGCTCACCACCGTCTGTAACTGTGATTGCGTTTACCGCCCCCGAATCAATCGTTGCAGTCGCAAAGGCGCGATAAAGGTCCCCAACGATCTCCTCACCGACGCTAAAGTCGCCAGAGCCGCCAGCATCCATAACCAACTTGATAGCAGCGGCGAAGGCAGTTTCGATAGCGTCGATTTCTGCAACACCAGTGTCGATGTCTTCGTCGCTGTACTCGAAGAGTTCGCATTGACACTCCCAGACATATCCTTTACCTAGTTGATAGAAAGGTCTTTCTGCTTCTACAAATTTGATTTCAAACAAATGCTTTGTCCTTGGAAACCAAATAAGATCTCCCTCGTTTGGGCGACCTTCTACATTCAATACAGCATTGTCATCAACTTTCTCCTCAAACTTCTTGCGAGAGAAAATAAATGTAGTCTTGTCTTCGATTCTTACACCAAACTTGGAAAGTAATTCACCTTGACCTTCCCAACCTTCTACGTTATTAACGTATGCTCTGACTTGTAGTGCTTGCTCAAATTTGCTTGTTTCTACCTCGTTTAGGATTGTGTCTCTATTGACATATGTCCTAGGTAGATAATAAATGTCCTGACCATACAACTCGATACTCTCTACCATCAAATTCTCAATGAATGTCTGCTCCTGTGCAGATCCATTGAGATTCAATCTACAAGACGAGGTGTAGTCTGACTGAATACAATTTTCTGGTGGATCGTTTGTGTAAGTCATCCGATTAGATCAAGTGGTGGTAATTCGTATGTGCTACGTACTTCTTCCTCAAGGTCTTTCTTGAATTGACTTGCGTCTTCAAGAATCTGACGACCATTCAAAGTTACGCCACCCAGCATTTGTATGCCATCATACTTGCTAAGGTTACGTCCCCACTGCTGCTGGAAGAGTGCTTCAACATAGTCTTTCAACCAGTTGTTATTGTACATCGCAGTAAAGGTTTCGGGGTCTTGACGCATTAGCATCTCAACCATAATGTAGTCTCCTGATTGAAGATCATTCCAATCAAAATCAAGATAGAGTCTACCCTGATCTTCATTAAATCTAACTCTACGATTTGCTTGAGAGTTAGTAACAAAGTCCAATGTCTCAAGATACTGAGATGTCATAAAGTAATGGAGAATGTGTCCATGCGTCATTGCATAGATGTCATTCAGGAAGATCTGATATTTGATATTGAAGATGTTTCCAGGAACAATACTCGATGTGCTAACACCTGTGTAGACATGATTGACTCCCATGCAACCAGGGGGAAGATCGACATAAGTATTATTCTCATACCAGTTAGTCGATCCCTGCTGCGTAGAAGATTGAGCAGCAGTCTTGATTGCATCAGTGACCTGAATGGTCATGAAAGTTTTGTAACTACCGTTGTAGTGATACTCTTGGAAGTAATCAATCGCCTCTTCAATCAGGTCATCTAGCTGCTCATCACATACATTGATGTCGATGGCAGGGTAACCTAATCTGCGAAGAGCATAATTTTTTAGCTCAGTCTTAGAAGCGGGTCTAGTTGCGGACATTTGTTATCAACCGAATGATTGGATAGTAAGTGTAGAAACATCACCTGCAGTTACAGTTTCAGTCTTCTTGAAGAATCCATCAACATTGTCTACAGTTACAGAAGTTGCACCGACAGCAGTAATAACGCCTGTAGTGCCAGAGGTACCGCCAGTGACGGTATCACCAACTGCCATCTCAACGACAGCAGAGACATCAATAGTTGCGTCACCACCGCCACCAGTGATGGTGATAGTATCGCCAACAGCATAACCAGATCCATCAGCGTTGATCACAACAGCAGTAATAACACCACCAGAAGCAGTGATGTCAACTGTTAGACCTGCGCCATTACCAGTGGTAGTTGTAGCAACTGCGGTTGCAGTGTTATATCCAGTGCCACCAGCGAGAGAAGCATTATTAAGTGCAGTTACATCACCAGGAGTGGGATCACCAGACAGATTCAAGACAAGAGTTGTAGCAGTTGCAAGGTTGGTGAGCATTGCTCTCAGTTGCTCATATGCATTATCAAGTTGTGTCTGGACTCTTCCTTCTGTGTAATACAGGTTTGTGCCCTCAGTGAGGTCACCAGTATCAGCAGCAGCAATACGAGCATCAGCACGAGCATTTGTGAAGTATAGGTTAGTAGATCCCTCAGATACATCGTCGGTATCCTTGGCAGCAAGACTCGTATCAAAACGTGCTTCAGTGTAGAAGATGTTAGTGCTGCCTTCAGTGATGTTATCAGTATCAATATCTACCTGAGTGACGCTCAATTGACCAGCACCAGACAACTCAATGCCAGTGCCATAGGTGAAGTGGGTGCGAGTGCGAGCAGCAGTTGTAAAGAGGTTTGTGCTACCTTCGGTTACATTGTCAGTGTCAATGTCTGCTTGAGTTACAGACAGCGTGTAGGTGCCTGCAGCGTCATCATATACCTTGGTAATACCAGTGCTTGCTTGTACCAGTGCGTCGATTCTGTCATCAACACGCTCATTAGTAAAGTAAAGATTGGTGCTACCTTCTGTAAGATCATCAGTGGTGTGGTTGCTGATGTCAGAGGTTTGACCTGTAACATTACCAGTTACGTTACCAACAACATTACCAGTTACATCACCAGTCAAATCTGCAGTGATTACATTAGCAGCAAAGTTACCAGACCCATCACGAAGGACGAGGTTATTAGATGCATTAGTGCTCGCAGAAGCGACGTTAATGGTTGGGTTACCAGAAACACCATCAGCATTGGTTAGCGTAATACCAGACGATGCTGTGACCTGCAGAGTGCGTTGTGCATAGGTATTAGCAGCAGTCCTAGAAACGAAACCAGTGCCTGCCATTGCAGCGAGTGCAGTGATGTCTGCATCGTTGTAGGTAGTGCTGATAGTTACGTTAGAAGATCCATTGAAGGAAACGCTGCCATCGACAACTCCGTCGATTGTGATTGTTCTTGCAGTCTTAAGTGTGTCTGCAGTAAGAGCGTTACCCTGAATACCAGCAGCAGCGCCAATGCCAGAAGCAACAGTAATGATGTTAGCCGCGAAGTCTCCACTTGAATCTCTATTAACAACAGTTGTAGGTGTTGCTGCCGAAGCAGTTGTCATGCTGTCCAAAAGATCAGCATTCAAGTTGTTGATCTTGTTAGTAGTAGGAATGACCAGAGCAGGACCAGAAGTAACCTGAGAAATGATCTGTCCATCTACAGTCAGGGTGCCATCAATGTTGGCATTGGCATCAACATCAAGAGATGTGCCAGACCCAGTAAGATTGAGACTACCAGCACGAAGAGGAGCGTCTGTGCCAGAATGAATCTCAGAGTTATTGGTTGCATCAACTAGGAATGTGTATTGGGAGGACGATCTGTCGAATCCAAAGAAACCCACTTTCGCAGAGCCGTCGTAATAACGGAACTCAACACCACGGTCCTTACCGTCGTTAGACGCGGGTGCTGTGTCACCACCCAGAGTAATAATAGGGTCATCGAGAGTTGTGACCGTAGAATTGACAGTAGTGGTTGTGCCATTTACTACGAGATCTCCGCCAACAGTAAGTGTATTATGTAAAGTTGCATCGCCAGTGCTTACATCAACATAAAATGCATTTCTAGAGTTTGCATCATCCCAGACATAGAAGTCACCACCAACCCATGCATTCTTGCTTACTCGGAAACCACCATCAGTTGTAAGTGCAACAGAGTTATCAGCAAAAGATGTAGCATCAGAAGTGTTAGTAATGTCAACTCTGCCACTGAAACCAGTGTTACCAGACTGTGTAGTGCTACCAGTAATCTCAAAGTCACCATAGACACGCATGTTGCCGCCAACAGCGAGGTTTCTTTGGATTGCAGCACCACCAGTTAGTCTCAGAGCACCGTCAGCACCGTAGTTACCTGTCAGAGTCTGATCAGTGTTATTAGTGAGTGTAACAATACCTGATGCACCCAGAGTGTCGTTGATCTGAGTAGCATCACCAACTGTCAAGGTGCCGATGATATTCGTATTACCATTATCTGCATCAACACCAAACTTCTCAACAGCAGATCCGTTTCTGATAGAGAAGACTTCGTTAGCAGCATCAACAATCAGAGAATCATTGATAGTTGTTTGACCTTGGACAACCAGTGTGCCGTCAGTTGCAACGTTACCAGAGGAAGAAGCAACAGTAAACTTGTCTGTGCTGCCACTTCTAACTGCAAAGTTAGCATCAACATCAACTGTGCCGTTAAACTCAGAGTTACCTTGGACCAGGAGTGTCTGATCGAATGTAACAGCGTTGCTGACATCCAGAGTATTTGTAATCTCAGTTGCACCGTTGACATCCAAAGTGCCTTCGATGTTGGTATTGCCAGTTACATTGTCAACAAAGAATTTGTCAGTTGTGCCGTTTCTGACAGCGAAGTCTGCATCAACATCTAAAGTGCCGTTGAAGTTTACGTTATCTTCAACCAGCAAGGTGCCTTCAATAGTAGTGTTACCAGATGCACCAAGGACAGAGAACTTAACAGTATCTCCACTATTCTTCTTACCAACAAACAGACCTTCACCAGATCCAGTAGCACCAACATGCAGAGTCTTTTCAACGCCAGCACCACCATGTGCTCTCAGAGTTGTAGTGTTATGAGATGCATAGGAGGGAGTTGCCTGATAAGAGTCACCGAAACGACCTCTGTATCTGACACGCAACCAGTTCAGTCTTGATTCTGCCTCTGTTGCACTATCCTTAACTTCAATCGCACCGTTAACGTGTAGTGTGCCATCAATCAGAGCATCACCAGCGGCATATAGACCGCCGTCAAGACGGAGAGCACCGTAGTCGTTAGATTGAATCTCCCATACACCAGTGCCAGCATTCTTAGCAACTGTGATGTCATTGGTGCTCTCCATGTGGAGGTCACCAGCCAACGTCATGTTGGCGTTTGCATCAATATCGTTAGAGAATGTCGCAATGTTTGTGACACCTAGGGTGCCAGCAATAGCAGTGTTACCAGAAGCAGCAACAACATTAAATTTATTAGTGTTGACATTAAAATTACCAGTTACATCAAGAATGCCAGCAAGGGATCCATTACCAGTTGTAGATTGGAATTCTACCTTAGTGGTGCCGCTACCATTGTTGAGTTGCAGCGTCTTAGAAGCACCTTGAATGACCATATCGTCATCAAAGCGAGAGGTGCTATGGACACGCAGAGTGCTGTCAATATCAACCAGACCACCGATGTTAACGTCCTGACCAATACCAGCACCACCAGCAACAACCAAATCACCAGTTGTATTGGAAGTAGAGTTGGTGTTAGTGGTAAGTTTTACATTACCAGCAATAATACCAGAATCAGTACCAGTAAAGACTTCGGCAGTATTTGTAGCAGCGTGAAGGAAACGATAACCACCTTCATGACCACCCAGATCAGTGTAGTTAGTATCCCAACCATAGAAACCTAGACGTGCTTGAGAATCATAATATCTAAACTCAACACCACGATCCAGATTATCGTCAGCACTTGGAGCAGTATCACCACCGAGAGTAATGATGGGGTCATCGACTTGTAACGTCGTCGAATTGACAGTCGTAGTGGTGCCGTCAACTTGAAGATCACCCCAGACCCGTACGGTGCCAGTGTTGTTACCACTATCGCCAGGATCAATATTGATAGTAGAGTTGCCAGAAGCAAGATAATTGTCATAGACCTTCAGATCTTCGATCAGGATTTTACCTGCTGTAGTAGCACCTGCTGCGGCAGCAACCGTAGCGTTAATCGAGACCGAATCGTCGGCGGACATTACAATGTGTGCAGTGCCACTGCCCGCATTGGTGGAGAAAATATTGAAATTTCTTGGAGTTGCTACGTTTTGTGATTGTCTGATTGTGAAATGACCAGATCCATTCTTCTCTATCTTCTGATCAACTGCTCCATCAAGATGAATATCAGGATCAGATATAACGGTACGGACATTGATATCAACTTCACCAGCGCCACTATCCCCTGTATTATTAGCGCCAAACAGAAGACCACCGCTTGTATCGTTAATCTTAATAAAGTTGAGGAAATTAAATCCAGTATGCGCCGTAGCTGTTGTAAGCTCATTATCTAATTCAAAGTCTTCCTTTGTATTGCCATCAGTAAATGAAAGCAAATTGTTTTGAAGTTGTGTATTATCTACTCCTGCGGCGGCGATTGTGACATGCCCGTTGCCGTCAACATCGAAATCTTCCTGTGCAAAAGAAGCCAGTCCCTTCTGTTCCGTTGCCGCAGCCGCGAGGTAGCGCCATGATCCAGTATCACCACTGGAATGAGTAGGAGCACCAGCGCCAGCACTAATGTCCGCAATTGCTTGGTATACCTTCGATTCATTCTCGATAATATCATATCTAGAATATGAAGTGCCTGCATTATAGATAGCATACTTACTACCTTCAGTAGCAGTAGCAATAGGCACATTTGTGGCGGATGTAAAACGACCCCACTGGTCAACAGTAAATTTAACTGCGTTTACTGTCTCTGTGCCGAAAGGCTCGTTGTTACCACCAAGAGCACTTACAGAAGTTAGAGACTCTGTATTATAGTTACCAGGAGTAACAGTTGTGCTAATTAGATCAAGTTGCGTGTTTCCAGAAACACCATCCTGGTTTGCCGAAGAAATTCTTCCAGAAGTGCCAACAATATCTCTAGTTTGAATAACACCAGTAGAGGTCCTGGATAGATAACCAAATGAAGTTAGAGATGCAAGAGAGTTGAGGTCAGCGTCATATGGTTGAGCGCCAGTGCCTTCAATGCCAGTATCAAGACCATACTCAGCAAGAGTAGTGGGGTTGGTAGCTTGAATAATTCTACCTTTAGCATCAACAGTAACTTTTGTATAAGTTGCTGTAGGAGTTGGTGTGCCATCATAATGTGGCAGTGTAGCAATCAAACCCAACTCTGCATTGATAGACAGGTTAGCAGATCCATCAAACAGACCAGATCCAGTCAGGTCTTGTGCTAATTGAATCTGTCTAGTAGAAGCAAGTCTCGAAGCGGTAGAAGCATTACCGATAAGGGTTGACGTGATTGTGCCAGCAGAGAAGTTACCATCTGCATCTCTCTGCACAAGAGTATTTGCCGTATTAGAGGTAGACTCGATAGGTCTTTCATAACGCAGGGAGTTCCATGCGGTAACACCATCACCGATCTTGAAGCGACCCGTGTCTAGCTCGATTCCTAATTCGCCTTGAGCAAGCGTGGGGTTAGCGTTTGCCCATTCCTGAGCACCACCTCTTCTTAATTGAATTCTATTTGCCATTTTTTTAGGACAACCCGATTAGTTAATGCTTCTGAGTTATTTATGTCAATAAAAAAGGGGGCGGTGCCCCCCAGTATCATTCTGCTTCCGCTTCATCTGGAGGATGTGACATGGTTTCTTCCTCCTTTGCATAATACTCTAGTGCTTCAATAGCACCTTGGAGTTTTAGTGCGGTAATCTCGTTTGCTTTGATTTGCTCAGCGAGTTTTTTGTTATCTTCAATACACTGGGCATATCGTTGTTTGAATTGACCCAGCATTTCTTCTTGGGAAACTTTTTCAATTGTCATGATTTTTTTGGACTAACGTTAGTAAGAGAGACTTGATATCTCCCATATCAGATTTTAGATCAGAAACGTCCTTTTGTAAAGTCCGCATCTCTTCTTCTTTTTCCTTTTCAGCTTTCACACTGAGCATGTATTGATCATAAGTGGATTTATTACTACAATCAATAAATCCACTTGACTTATCTTTAAACCAACCATCGTGTCCTTTAATTGGGAGACGTGCCATAATTAAACTGCAAGTGCAATAGCTCTGAGGTCTTTTAGGACAGGTACGTATGCCTGGTTTGGAGATTGTAGGACAATCTTAATTTGATATTGATCAAAATTCAAACCAGAAACTTCATACTCATATTCCCTAAACTGTCTCAACTCTGTAGTGCCAGGAATACTTTCTGGATCGTCAAAGTAGTTGAAACCAAACGTCTCGATGGCAGCTGTGTTACCTGCGGGACGCACTCTATATAGGACTCTAATGTTAGTGCCAGGAGGGCGATAACCAGTAAAGTAAATCTTGAGAGCACCAGAAGTATTGGTCAAGGCTGCAGTTCTTGTAATGTAAACAGCAGCGTTCTCATCACCAACAGACAGAAGAGACGAGCTGTCATCTGCAGGTTGGTTGATTCTATTCATAACCAAGATAGTAGAGAGTCTATCGGTGTCAATAACAGGAGAGATATTGGGATTATTGCTACTCATTGTCAGATCAAGTCTGAGTGACTTAGCATTATCAATTTCTTCTTCCTCATTGATTGAAGAGCAAACCAGTTTAGGAGCAACTAGATAATTGTCATCATTCAGAAGCACGTCACTGAAGATGCCATCATTTGCAAAAGATCCACTGAGAGAGCTAGCACTGACAGAAGTGCCACTGATAGCATTCAATCTTGCGGTAACTTCAGATCCAGGAAGGACCATTTTTTCAATGGTAGGACGAATGACTTCATACTGAATGTTTTGAGTTGCATAACCATCAACACCACCAGAAATAATACCCAAAGTACCAATCGAAGTGGTAGACAATTCATAAGAATCGAGAGTGGGATTCAAAATAGCATTATGTGTTTTGTTGATCTCAATCAGAGGAATGCCATCTAGGTTATAGCATTCGACGATGGAATCGTCATCATGTGCTGTAGCAGTTGTGCTACCAACACCTCTGTCAACTGCGGTAATAGTTTTACCATCTCCAGAAATAGCAGAGTAAGAAATAATCTCACCATTGATCTGAATGTATCCAAGGTTACTTGTGCTTACTGCACCACCATTGATTGTGGTATGGAATGCATTAGCATCATTAACTTGGATTGAGGTGTCACTAGCAGAAATTGCTGCTGTCAAAGCGGTTGGTGGGACTTCCGACGCGATGCCAGAAATAATAACATTGTTAGACACGTCATGCATACAGTGATTACTGTGAGAGACCCTGATCTTTCTCTGTGCGGTAGTAAATGTTGGTGTAGCAGAGAGGAAAGGACTTGCAACACTATTACCAACAACAGCATCTCCAGTAACACTGAAACTTGTAACAGTATGTGCAACAGGGGTGCCAGCTGCATCACTAATCTGATCTGATGTAGTGAAATCATCAGAAACAAAGTTTACTGTCAATGTGTAAGGACCAGATCCACTAATCTCTGTGATTGTTGCTGTTGCACTAGTCGAAGATCCAGTAATGTTGTGTCCAACAGTCCAAGTACCTGCGGCAACACCAATTGTGCCAACCGTTTTAGACGACTGGATATTAAATGTAGTCGCTGTGCCAGACTGGAATACTCCACTAATGTCTTCAAGTGTGAGAAGATTAGCACTTGTTCCAGTGCCAACAGCCTTAATTGTACCCTGTGCATTAGATGTAGTCTGTCTGATTCTTGCACCAACAGTGAAAGGATAACTAGTAGAGTCTAGTTGTACTTGTAGTTGTGGTGTAAATGTTTGAATGGGATCTCTTCTAAGTCTGAGAATACCACCATTACCAACACCAAGACCAGCATTATTAAGCACAAGTTGACCAGGACTTACATTATTAAATGTTGCCTTGTAGATGTTAAACTTCAAGTCTTCATATTGGTCCGCAGTCCATGTAGATGCGTTTTGTGACTTGAATAGGACACCAGCGTAAGGTTGCTCAGAGATCGTGCGATCTCCAGTGATATCCAAGTCACCCATTCTAGAAATCCAAACCTGATAGGTATTGGAGTCAGAGAGAATAACAAAGCAGTGCTCAATAGACTGTGGAATATAGACAGGTGCTCTGAATGTAAACTTAGTAGCAACTGCACCAGTTTCAGACAATTGGACCTGACTAGGAGTCAAAGTAACATCGGAGAATGGCAGAATGACAGTTGTGGGATAACCATTTTCCATTGTCCTGATCTGCATAGAGATAGGAATATTTTCATCTTTAGTATTGAAGAAGACATCAACAGAAGTTAGGAATACACCACCTTCCTCATCAACAATGAAGGATTGTGCCAGAGGGTCATACCAACCAATCTGTCTTGTCTCAGTCCTAACCGAAGAAATGACACGCTCGTCACTAACAGTATCTCTAACAATATCTGCGTTTCTAACCGCAAGAATATTTTCTTGGACCGTATTCAGTGTGCCTCTTGCTTCATAAGTTGTTTCTGCAGAAGATGAAACTGCACCAGCAAGACGAGAATCATTTTGATCAGTGGTGAATCTAAGAGTCCTAGATCCAGTTGCCCAGCGAGGATTGACATCTCTATTTGGAGGTGGTAGATAGAAAGATCCACCAAACTGCCCCAGTCTATCACTGATAACTCTTCTGTTTTCGACAACTGCTCTAGCGCCAGAAGTCAAACCAACAATAATATCACCAACTGCAAAGTTACCATAGTAATCACCAACTGCCTCTTCAGCTAGAGATTTGGTGTCAATGTTGATAAAGTTGGTAGTAGAAGAATACGAATCGGTAGGCATTTCCTCATTCGTATATGGATTGAATTCATAGTAGTCATTGGGTGCTGCTACTTGGAATCTACCTTTAGTAATAGAAGGACGCCCAAGACCAGTTGCCTGACCCTGAGAATTCAACGTAATATTTGCTTCACCAGGAGTAGAAATCTCAACAGTTTCACCAACAACAAATGGAGTTGCATTAGTTCTACTATCAAGAGAAGAGTCCTTAATAACTTCAATAACTTTAGGGACAATATAGTTATCGATAGGAATACTATCGAAGAAACTATAGAATCTAGTCCTGGGTTTCATTCTAGAAACTTCAATAGCAATGTTTCTAGATCTCATCCAAGGAATAGAAGTCTGAGACAGAATACTGTCACCCATTGACTCCATGTCAATTCTAGGTACAACTTGTGTCCTGATACCCTCTCTAGACTGACCTTCAGTTACTTCAATCGTATCAACTCTGTTAATACGACGCATACCACGACCACCCCAAACATCAGGTCTAGGAGATCTACCAATATCTTCTGCCAACCAATGTTGATTGTGTACCGTCGTTGATCCAATTACTTGCTCACCAGTCCAGTTAGTCGTCCAGGATCCCCACTCAATAGGAGCAAATCCATTCTGATCAACATTCAACTCCGAAGATACTTGCTCAAAGTCACCTTCAATTTGCTGGATGTTTGCAGGCAAACGCTCAGTATCTACCCAATCATCAGAAGCAGGTGTTAGATCAATACGACCGATATATGTAAAGACGTTAAATGGGTTAACGTTTTCAACTCTGGAAGCATAGGGTTGATTGATGATCAGGGTCTCTGTATATGGTAGAGTAATAACAGGACCAGTCTGCTGATAGTTAGTAGAAGATGTAGTGTTGATTTGCAGAGCAATGTTTGTGCAATAATGAGATGCTCTCATTTCACCTGCTCTAAAGTCTAGAGCAGCGTTAAAATCTTCATGAGAAGTTTCAGACTTGCCATGATCAGCAAAGTCATCAACAATGAAACCATTCTTGAGACGATCCTTACCAGTACCATCAATAATTTTGGTGTTGATGGTATTACTTTCCAGCATATTCAGCGAGGTATAATACTCAACCTGATTGAGACGACGCTCAATGGCACCAATGTCACGCATTGTATAACGCTTGTTATCGGATTTTTTGATAACAACATCTGCTTCAGGATCAAAACCATATGGTTTGTGATACATTGTAGCTAGAAGCATACCATCGTCAAGATTATCAGGTTCTTGAGGTGCTTCTGCCGACTTACCCTTCACCAATTGGAATTCTCCACTAGGCAGAAGGAATGCTTTATCAACTCTAGGTAGATACCAGTCAAAATCGCAACGGAAGTCCTCACCGATCTTAGGAATATCAAATATGGTTGCAGAAGGACTACCTGTAGAGAAGACTCTTGACTTGAAGTCAAATGTAGAGCAGTTAACAAAAGCAGGAGAAGAAACCGTGCCAACGCCACTATACAGATTCTTGATACCAGGACGGAAGTCAAGATAATCTGCCAAGAAGTTTACACCAAAGAAAGGAATATCGGCGTAATCTGTATTCAGATAAGACTGACCACCAAAATAGTCACCAGTTGTGGAGTGTGTATAGTAATCAAGGACAATTTTCAACTTACGAATAGGTGCTGTTACACCTCTCTTTCTCGTAATTCTAGATACATCATATGCAAATCCAGTTTGATTAACTTCCAAGAAATAATTCTCAGTTACAACCTTGGATCCAGCAACAACAGATCCGTCACTATCATTGATAATTGCTGACAGTGCAGTGCCATTTTGATCGAAACCTGTAATAGTTTCACCTGCTACGAATGTGCCATCCAGATAAACAACACTGAGTTTGAGGTTACCAGAAGCAAATTCAACAACTTTTGCCTTAGCGTTTGAAGATTGACCTGTAACTGTTGTGCCTACGCCAAAGAAGATTGGCTCAACCAGAGTTACATTAGGAATTACAGGATCATCATCATTATTCGACTCATAAACAGCATGTAGTCTGTAAGAATCACAAAGACCCAGAGAAATGTCTCTGTCTTGAATTCTGGTGCCGTAGATGTTGGAATAATTTAGACCGTAGTTTTGCTTATCGCTATTAACGTTTGTTTTGTTTACATTCAAGACAAACATCTGATTAGATGCCTTTGTCTTTCTTTGCGTTACGTTCTTAGAGATCGAAGCTGTAATTTTACAAGATGTGATGTTGGTAAGGTTAGAAACTGTTAGTGTAGTTCTATCAGTATTCAAACTCATATAACCAGCAACACCTGCATTGACAGTTTCAACAGGGATGTTGCTACCAACAGGATAAGTGCCACTTGTACTTGCAAGGACAGTGATGTCGTATGCAGTATTGGACAGAGAGGAGAATTGCTCGTTTTCAGGAAGGGTGATAGAGATTGCATTAGCAGCAACCGTCTGGCTATCAAAAGTCCTTCTGACTGTCATCGATTCGTCAGAAATGCTCTTGATATACTTCTTAGGCATAGGGCTAAGAAGATTTGCATTTGCCTGATCTCTAATGATTGCTCTGTATCGGACAAGAATTGTATATGTGTCTGCCGTAGGAGCAGTGCTTCCAGGAGTTACTAAGACAGTTTGAGTGCCATAGTCAAAAATGTTTGCACTACTACGAGTAGAAAGATCAGTAGGATCAACTCTATCTACGATAACAAATTCTTCAGGAGAGAAGTAAATTTCATCTCCAGGTCTTAGATCAATAGCAAAGTTAGAGTTGAGACCAGCAATAGTAGGACTGAAAGATGCAACATCAAATGTAAACGCTGCACCACCGCCGCCGCCTAGTTGTGCATCAGCAACAGTAATAGTTTCATCAACAACATAACCATTACCAGCTTTGAGGACTTTAATGCTAGTTACAGCACCAACAGCATCAACAACAATACTAAATTGTGCTCCAGTGCCACTTGCATCAGTGGTAAATGTGGATACTGTATAGGTGCCTGCAGTTCTAGATGAATCAGCAGCAGCAAAAGTATCCAGGGTTACAATACCACCAGACGCTGTTGTGTATGCAAAAGAGTCACCCTCAAGTCTAAGTAGATCTTCTAGGAGAATATCTGCTGTAAATTCAATTGTATTATTACTTTCATCTCTACATACAGTTTGACGAGCATCAGAATACTCATAGGTATGCAGTCTAGCGATAGTTGTTACATCCAGACCATCGACTTGTAGTGATTCACCTGCTTGGAATTTACCTTCTACTTGATATACAGGAAGGTCTACATCAGCAGTAGTGCTGTCAATTACATATGCTCTAGCACCACTGCTAGCACCAACAACAATAGATCCTTGAGAAATTGTCTCTGCGCTAGCCAATTGAAGGACGGTGATCATCTGAATATCAAAAATATTCAGCTTATAAACATCGTCAGTATTACCTTCGACATTATCAGGATCGTCAATGAATTCAAAGTTTAATGCACGAGCATATCCAATTAGATTGCCAGCAGCATCACCAGGAGTTGTTGTAAATCTGTCATACAACTCTACAACCTGATAAGAATTTGCAACTGTAGATCCAGCAATGTTGGGGAATCCATAGACATTCTCAACCTTAGCAAAGTTACCCATTTCAAATGGGATAATGTTATTTTCCAACTCCAGAGTATCTCTGGGTTTTTCTAGATCAACATAGGTAGGTCCAAGAGTCTTAATTCTGTAACCACGGACATATGCTACGCCAGGAGCAAATTCTACAGAGTAAAGATTTTCTGCAGCAGTTGCACCACTACTTGTAGTGCCACCTATTCTATAAACACCATTATTGCTACCATTATCGAGATTTTCTCTCATGGTGATGCCAAATGCTTTGACGGTATAGTCACCAGACTCTTCATAAGTCCTGGTAGCAAGAGACTTTTCTAATTCTTGATATTCACTTCTATCAACTAGTTTTTCTACCTTAGATTGGTTGATACGCAACAGTTCTAGGAAGTCCTTATCAGCGTCATCGCTAAGGACTTTTTTGACTAGTGTGGTTGTGATTCTAAATCTATGAGCACCAGGAGCAGCATAGTTAGATGTTCCAGCTGCGTTGTCGTTAAGGCTAAGATCATCCTCGGGGGTAACAATGGATTCTCTAACCTCAAGTCCAACTCTATAAGAGGGGGAGCTTCCATATTGATCTAGAAGGATATACTGTTGAGCGATGTCAACAAAGAAACCTCTAATAAAGTAAACACCAGATTGAATATACGCTGCAGATCCCTTTTGAATTGCAGCAGTTGGCAGCAATTGAGCAAAGGGAGATCCAACTTCAATCAGTGTTGTGCCGAAAGTAATTTCGGTGTCGGTAACCAACTGCTCGTTGTCTTGGAAAGTTTGCTGAGTTTGTTGGGCACCGCCAGACTCAAGATACTTAACGTATAGGGTAATATAATTCTTTTCCGATTCTGTAGCAGAGATACTATAGAGGACCTTTGCTTTAACACCTGTGGTAAGACCTTCAATAATCTTGCCGTCCAACTGAGTCCTGTATTGCTCGATGTTGGTGCCCAAGAAGTTTTCCTGGACCATGATTGCATCGACGTTTAGGTCATAACCCACTTGACCTGGGATGACCATGGCACCATCCTTAAACAGGTGCGCTCCAACATTCTCAATCTGATTCTGCAGAATACTTTGAGACGTTGTTAATTCCCTCGCCTGAATAGGATATCCAGGACGATACAACACTCGATAAAAGTTTTTCGCCTTATCGAAATCGTCGTAATAAGGGGTGACGTTTAAGTTGGTATTTTGTGCCATTAGAACTCGATTACGATTTTAATATCTTCGATTTGGTCGTTTGCACGACTGATGGATCTCCTATTATCTATGTAAATAATCAGACCGTCATTTGACTTAATTTCGGGTTTTGCATACCCGTTATTAAACTTCATACCCAAGTCATACTCAGTGTTATTGATGGTTCTTGAGGAGGAGTTGGGGACAGCAGGGAAGTTAACATCGGGCTGACCTGCAGCACCAGATGTTGCTCCGCTGATAGCATTAGATCCATCAAACTCGTTTAGAGTACCAGTAACTTCAGGGAAAATACCATCAACATTGTTTTGATAATACTTCAAAACTTTAGTGGTGGAATTCCAAGAAATGACACGTCCTCTAGCAGTAACATTTGTGCCACCGACAACTCTAGTTTGAGTAATGATTTCGTCGGGGGAGTAGTTACCTTGGAATGTTGGTGCGAAGATAACCGCTTTAGCAGCAGAAACTGTTAGGTCAGCAAGCAACTCTTCAGTACCAAACTTCTTGGGGTTGGTAATCAACCCAATTCTTCTATAATCGTTATCGACAGGAAAGTCACCAGCACCCTCAGCGTAAGACAACTTAGCGTTGAGCATTACACGGAAAGCACCCAATTCGACAACGGGGTCAAAACCATGACCACTTGGAGGAGGAATAATAACGTCAACTTGACCACTAGCACCTGTGCCGATGCCAGTAATGTTATCAATGTTGATTTTACCAAAGGTGTATCCTGTGCCACCAGAAGTCACAGTAGCAGAAATGATCTTACCACCATCAACAACGATTGAAACACGACCGCCAGTGCCGTCACCGTTGATACCAACGTTATCGTAGGTGCCGTTGTTATAACCAGATCCAGCAGCGTTAATAACAACTGTGTCAATCTCACCAGCAACAGCGTTTGTCTTTACAGCGTCATTGGTAAAAACGGGCATGTAATCATTGGAGAAGAATTTCAAAACCTGTGCAACAGGAATGGTATAGAGATACTTCCAACGATAACCATCTGATGTAGAGATGATAGATGTTGATGTGCCAGTAGGCTCAACAGTTGAGGGTTTGCCGTTAGGGTCAGAGGGAGAAGTGCCGTTATAGATGCACTTATAAACCTGATACTGTGAATTCACAACATAGAAGTCGGAATCATACAGTTTGGTAGCACCAGAGGAAGCAGTCTTACTGGGAGAGTAGTCATGACGATACATGTCATAGGTGAAACCCAGACCACCAGTAGTTTGCTCAGGAGAAACCCAGTCAATGCGACGGATAACCTGAATGGTATCTGCTGCAAGAATACGCTTCAGAGATACCATATCATCATAGGCACCAGAAAACTCAGAGAATGAGTCAACTGCCTGAGGAGGCGAGTTTTCATCATCCCATGCCTGGGGTCTACCAATGAAAAGATATGCACGATCTCGCGTAGCACCAGCGGCATCATCGCTTTGATTAGCGATGGGACCCTCCAATGCCTTGATGAATTTTCTCGCAGAGAAAATCCTAAATTGATCAGTAAGTAACGCTGCCATTTCCTAAGGGATTATTGTCCTCTTGTTTATTTATCGAAGTTATTCAGACCTAACTACGGTCAGGTATTCAATACTCTTAATTCTGTATGTTGCACTATTTCCAGTAATGTTTTCACCACCCACAATCGCCTCAACAACGCCACCCGTACCTGTGGTATCTCCAACGGCATTTGTTACATCAACAGTTGGTCGAATAGCAAAAGTGTTGTCAACGTATTTCTCATAACCATAACCACCATTAGTAATAGTGACTGATGCAATCTGGTCTCCTGCTGGAGTCATTACAACAGTAGTATTTGCTGCAATGTCAGAAGCAGATTCAATGGTGAGAGAAGGCACCGCAGAATAATCTGCACCAGGATTTTGAATGATGAAATCTACGATAGTGCTATCCTGAGAGAATGAATACAAAAGACCACCAATACCAATATTGATATTACCAGTGTCGTATGGGACAACATCCTTGACTCTCAATTTGCCCGTGGAAGGAGTCCATTGAGTGACAGTTGCTCTGACACCAGAGATGGCACCAGTAACAACTTCATTAACGGAGAAACTTCCTTGACCAAAGTTTGCGTTTAATGTGTTTTCCATTTCACCAACAATCGGACGTCCACCGCGGCGTTGACCCTCTTCCCTAACAGTACCCTCTA